CCAGTCATGCCAAAGCTCTTTTCCGCTATTTGCATGTTTGCGCCGAAGGTTGATGCCGAGATTCCTAAGTTCTCAAATGATGCTGCTGTTTGAATAAGGTCATTCTTGAGAGTGCCTGACGCCTGTGAAAAAGAGGACATCGACTGGAATAGAGCATTTGAAGCTTTTGAGGCTTCTTCTATGCCGACGCCGAACGCCATTGCACCTGTGCTGGCTCCCATAACGCCATCGTCGAAGGCGTCGATGCTTCCCTGCATCCCTATGACTTCGCCTCTTAGCTGACCAGCTTGGGCTACTACCTTCATAGTTCCTTGCTGAATCGCAAGGAAGAAGGAGCCTGTAATGTTTGCTGGAGAAAAAGTTTCTTTTAACTTTGAACCGATTTGGTCGATAGTGACGCCTGAATCAATTAGACCTCCGATAAAAGAGTCTTTCCAAGCTTCGCCGACGAACTTTACCTTGCTGCCAATAGAGGCGATGGCTTTCTTTTGCTTGTTAATTTTTTTCAAGGCATCATCGAGGTCTTTGAGGGTTTTCGTATATTTCTTAAGCTCCTCATCAGTGAGGATACCTAACTGCCTCTTTATCTCAAGTTGTTTTTTTTGCTCTCCTGCAATGGTTGCCTCATATTCTAACTGAACTAATACCGCTTCGCCGCTCTCTTTCGCAGCATCTCGCAATTCCTCCTGTACGGCGAGGAGTTCCTTGCTTCTCTCAAGCTGTTTTTCAAGCCATGCTTGTTCTTTTGGGTCTGTTACGTCAGCCATCTATCTTATCATCCCGATTATCCCTTGAAAGGATATTTAATTCCTGTTGCTCTTTCGAACTTTGAAACCTGTTGTCTTAACTTGAATTTGTCTTTATAGACTCGTGGGTCATTAAGACCATATTTGGCTACAGACTTAATGTATTTCTTTTCTCGACCAAGTGTCTTGGCGAAGGCTGAAATCTCTTCTTTGTTGCCCTTAACCTTTACTGGAATCTGACCACCTCCGAACATTGCTCCGAGTATCCCCTGAATAGCAGAACCAAACAGTTGCAGAAAGATTTCATTCATCTGACCCTTTCTTGCTGCTCCGAGGTCGATTTCGATTGGTGTTAATTCATTATTGTCGGTCATTGTGTAATCCTCAAAATGTATTTTATCAAATGTAATTAGTCTTTTCTAATAAATAAATAGGCTTGAAATTAGAGTAGTGTAGGCGGTTGTTATAAACAGTAGAACTAATAGCGAAGCGAACCTAAGTGGTCTCTGTGCTTTTCTTCGGAATGGCTGTTTATTTGTCTCTGCTCTCTTCTCAAGTATCTGCTTTAGTCTACTTAGATTTCTTTTTGACTCGATTCTTTTATTTTCACTTTTTGACATTTTTATAGTTCCTTCCATCTTTACAACATAATTATACGCACAAAAAAGCCAAGTCGGTTAAAACTTGGCTTCTTGCAGAACAAGGCAAAGGTCACCTCTTCTTTGAGGCTTTTTTAACTGCCTCGTTTTCCTGTTCCATTTGCTTATTTAATCTTTCAGCAAACCACCTTCGCAGTCCGACTGGAAGATTATAAGCTTCTATAAAACTCCATCCTCCATAGTATTTTAGGAAGAAGAAAGTCTCATAGACTTGTTCCATGTATTTAGGTCCGAGCCCAAAAGAAGTCCGCCGTTAACGGCACCTCCATTTCAGTAGTCGTTCCACAACTACCACAGGCGAACTCACTTCGAAGCTCAACATTAGGAATAGACTTTGAATAAGCCTCTCGGATTGTTCTTGATTGCTTGCCAGTCATGTGCTGGACTGCTTTTGCAATCGTCGCCTGGTCAGTGTGACCTGAGACGGAAACAATAATTGCATTCAACTGGTCTTGAACTGGAGATTCTGCAAGACCTGCCTTTTTCTTGTTTGCTGCTGCTTTAGCTAACTTCTTTTCGTCTACACCGAGAAGTGCTCTGAACTCAATGACCCAATCGTTATCAAGGGTAACAAGAAAGTTTCCTTGTTCTGTCTGAGTTACAGTTTCAAGATTGGTTGTCTCCACTGTTGCAAGACTGTCCTCAAGGTCAAAGGTAAACTTCTGTCTTGCCTCACAAGCTGGACAAGCTACTTGGGTTGTGTAGTCGGAACCATAGCCATCAATTCTTGCTTGAATCATTACAGCGTTCTTGTCACCGATTAAGAGGTCGTCAGGACCAACCCTTGAGTCAATCAAGATTCTTTCAAGAAACTTATCAACAGCAGTACCCTTTTGCAAAAGAGATTTGCTTGTGAGGATATCCTCTTCTGCTGTTGTCATTTGACGAATCTCAATTATATCTTGATTGTGGAGAGGGTGGTCCTCTGAATAGAACTTTCCCTCAGACGGCAATGTTACAATCGTTGTTGGTCTTACAAAGTCTAATGGTGCGGGACCAGTAGCTGCTTGCGTAGCAGCAGGAGAACTGGCTTGAGTCTTCTTTGACCCAAGCCTGTCTTCGTTGTTTCGCATAAACACCTTCTTTCGTTTATTATGGTAGGTTTATTATAGAATAAAATAAATGGAATGTAAAGGGCTTTTTTAATTAAACCCAGTTTCTCGTAGAGCCTCTGGCACCTGCGTTTGCTGTAGCAATCTCTGCCCAGTCATATCTCAGTTCAACCTCAATCTCTGTAAGGTCGTCTGACGAATAGTCGAGGTCGCCAAATTTAACGTCCTTAACCCAAGCGTTGTTGAGTGACCACTCTTCAATCATCTTTCCGTCTGAATCAATCTGACGAATTCTGACCTTACCAAGTGAGTTTACAGATTTAGCCTTGCTCATTGTTCCATAATCTGTATCGTCTATTGCTGGAGCATAACCAGCGTCACGAACGATTTCGACTAAGGTCTGTGCTGCGTCAGGCTGAACTGGGTCAACCAACGTCATTGAGACTGTCTGCCACTCTACTCTTCCTGGGTAATAGTAGGTGTGATTAATGTATTGATGTGTTGATTCCTGAACTGTAAAAGCAGGCTTTGTAACCTTCTTTACTGTATAAACTGGAATGTCGTCCATAAGAAGAATCCATCTGAATCCTCTCTTAGGGTCGTTGCCTGTGCCGTCTGACCAAAATGCCATGTTAGTAATCTCCTTAAAAGTAATCTTTTGTAAAATAACTAGGCTGGACTTTTATTATCCAGCCTAGTTTTATTTTGTTTTTAGTCGTCGAATGAAGCGCCAGTGTTTGTAATAACAAAATCAATAGCGATAAACTCGATTGCTCTTGCTGGCTTCAAGAAAACCTTAGCATACATAATGTTTCTATCAACCAACTCTGGTGTCGTTGTTGTCTCGTCAAGAACAACTCTATATTCTGTAAGACCAAAGCGAGACTTGACTGATGCCAAGAAAGGCTCTGCCTTTGACAAGAATCTGTTCCAAGTTGAATCGACGTTCTGGTCGAACAACAAAGTAGCAGCCATTCTTGAAATCTCTTTCTTGACGTAAACCATCAAACGACGAACGTTGATTCTATCAAGAGCAGATGGTGTGACCTGAAGCGTCTTCTGACCGAAGATAACAATTCCTTCTGCTGGGAACTGAGCGATTGGGTTAATGTTCGCTTCGTAGAGTGAATCTCTGTGCTTTGAAGTCAAACGATAACGAGTCTGGATTACTGGAAGACCAGCAGCGCCATTTGAAAGACCGCCTCGTGTGAAACCAGCAGGTGCGAACCATAATTCTGATTTCGCTGCTGATGAAGCCATTGTGCCTAATGCCGCTACTGAAGGCGGCATCCAGACCAACTTGTCGCTCATTGCATCTCTTACTTGAACCCAAGGGAAGTAAGCACAGCCATAGCTTGAATTGATTCTTCTGTCACGAAGTTTGTTTACTGCTAAACTAACGTCTGGGAGTCTTAGTGACTCGGTCCGCAAGTCCCAACCACGAGGTGTGTAGTCGTGCTCGATATCGATTACAGCAAGTGCGTCTGCTCTGTTTTCACAAGTTGAAATCAAATGACTTGTAATGCCTGGGTTAGCAACGCCAGGAATAGCCATCAGGTTACACTCAACAACCTCTGGGTCTGAAACCATGTCGATAGCCTTCTTCATTGAGTTGAAGGCGTAGTTATCAACTGCGGAACTTCCGCTGTGAGTGTCGCAGAAAGGCTCAATCTCAGTGATGTTAAGCCCATCGATGCCGCCTGTGAGAGGCATTGTGAACTTGTTGAAGCCCTTATCAAGAACTGTTGAGTAGTCTCCTGAAGCTCCGTTAAAAGAAGTTGCGCCTGACATTGAAGTTTCGTCATATTCTGCGTCCACATTACCGAGTGTCTTTAAGAGGTCAAGTGAGAAGAATTTCGTGTGCTCAGTCAAATCGGCGTCTGCATTAACGAGTCTTCTTGTTGCATCAGCATAGGAAGGGTCAAATCTTTCACTAGAATCTTCTGTGGTGATTCCGAAGAATGCCTGTGAAGGGGATGAAATCTTTGTTCCTCTTGAGTCTCCTCGAAGTGATAACTGAGGGAATTTGTAGGTCTGAGTGTCGATAATGTCTGCAAAGGTCTTTGGAGCCATAAATCCAAAAGGAAGAAGCTCTGCGTTAATTGTGCCTGACTCTACTGCGTCCACCACTTCAACTCTAATGAATCTAGACTGGTTAAGGTATTGCCCCTCTTCGATGTAGCGAAGTTCTGTGGGGCTCCAGACCTGCTTCATGTCACCAATCTTTACACCAATGTAGTTTGATGAATTTGGGTCAAGGTCGCAGTTTGAGAATCTCTCATAAACAACAGGCGCTGCATCAGTGTCTTTGGCATCACGAACGATTACAGAGAATGTTCCATATTTCGTAAAAGAGTTCTTTGGTCCAGCGACGTCTGAGATTGAAATCTTGAAATTCTTTTGTTCCCATTCGCCAGCATAGAGTGCGTGAACCTTAAAGAGACTCTGAACCTGTGGGGTCTGCGGAGTGAACTCTGCGGGAAGTCCTGTATATTGTGAAACAACCATTGGGGTAGATGGAGCTTGTGCTGATAAGTTCATGTCATTGAACTTTCCGTCTGATGTTCCGAGGACTGCGCCTAGCTTAACAAGTCTTGCCTTGTCAATATTAGAAACTTTACCTTCCTCAATTTTAGTTGGGTCACTCAAAGATGAATCGAAAGTTGCACCTAACCAATAGTTCTGTTTAGCAGTAGGAGCTTCAGTGTTTGTGACGTCATCATTCGTCAACACTGGGTTCGTGTTAAGAACGTTTCTGATGTAAAGCTTTGAGTTCTCGTCAAAGTTGAAAACTGTCTTTGAATAGTTCAAAACGGCTGCTGCGCCGTTGACAAAGCCGCTAGAAGTAATTTGTGATGGCATGGGGCTGGTGGGGAGAAACCCTAAGATGTTGCTTACTGAGCCTGTGTCATCTTGCACCAAAGAAACAACTGACCCTGAAGGAGATGCTGTAACTGTGGCAACGAAGGCTGGTAGATTTATTGCCGCTGCCAGTGCTGTTGCCTGTGCGGATGTGCTCGAATGTCCTTGGAGACCTACTGTTAGGGTAGTGGCGACATATGCACTCGTTGGAGTTGTGGGGTCAAGACTTATGGTGAAGCTTGAGGGTACGGTGTCTCTTAGAAGAAAAGTTACAACGCCAGAAGTTCCATCTACAAAGTTGATTCGTTCGGTGCCAGATGGAAACGTATTGATAAAACCATCAATGCCGCCTACATCTGAGAGACTGCCTGTTGTGCTCTTTTGTGCCATGTTGATAGTTGGCTGGTCGCCGTCGGTGTTTGCAGATGCCGTTACAGGAAACTCACCAGCGTAAGTCGCATTATAACTTGTAATCTCCGTTGCAATCTGTGTTGCGACGTCATCTGCCGTTGCGCCGCTTGTGCCAATTTCTATGCTTGGGGAGCCAGTGCCACCACTAGTGGGGGTATTAACTCCGACTGCTGCGCCACTGTTGAAGGTGAATGCAAGCTCGCTTGCGCCGCCGCCGACGGTGACATTTGCGTTCTTTATACTCAAGTTATCGATATCGGATGGTACCGATTCAATCTCAAGGTCCATCGTTGCGCCTGTGCCAGCGATTGCAGTGTCGATTGTTAAATCAACCTTTGCAGAGGTAGCTGAAGTTCCTGTTGAATCAGCGAAAGTAATCTTTCCACCAACGATGTCGATGTCAACATTTTTGACGGCACCACTTTCATCCAAACCAAGTTCAGCATTGTCAGAATAAATAACTGCTGCGAGGTGGCGGTCGTCTGGTGATTCAGTACTGTCGCCGACGAAAAGACCGTAGGCGTGGTTAACCTTCCAGCCTGCTTTGCCTTCATCTGTTGCGTTGGCGTTTTTTTCGCCCAATAGACGAACAAACGTGATAGGAGAAGCAGACTTTAAGTAAGCTTGTGCTGCAAATGCCGCATAGGTTGGTCCAAGACGGTTGCCTTGTCTCCAAACATCATCACCTTCACCGCCTGCAATTGGACTACCAAAAGTTTCGACGAAATCTGAAAATGAATCAATCTTTACTGGAACCATTGCTGGTCCTCTTTCTGCTCTACCAATAATGACTGGACCTAATTCTTCAGGCAATCTTGGAAGCTGTGAATTGTCTACCTCGTTGATAAAAATACCAGGTGACACAAACTTAAAACTCTTTATGGACATTTTTTACTTCTCCTTGAATAAAATGGAAATACTTATGTTTCATCGCTTTAGACGATGGTTTTCTCTAATAAATAGTCATTAGAAGCCCCAAACTCATTTTTGCTTTTGATTTTTATTTCGGCGAACTATGAAAGTCGTTCAGGCTTAATAGTGGGGTCGAGAATCGAACGTTCTCGTAGGATTTTAAAGTCAACAGCGTTTTCTCTTCTCACAAACTTTGGAGTTTCTTGATTTGGACCATCGCCGATAAGGGCTGCAATAACTTTAAGCTCGACTGTTGTCTCATATCTTCTTTCACCCTGCATGTCAGCTACAGTGTTTTCTAATGAAAAGTCTGAGCTAATGAAGCCTTCGAAGCGATGACCGTTGTTCTCGATGATAAGATAATTTCTTCCGCCTGGTTCTGTGATGAAAGGCTGAATCATATCATTCATCTGCTGCTGATATTCTGCTGTTAAAGAAATCTTATAAGAAGCTTCAATGTAGACAGGCATTGGAATATCTATTGTTTCATAGACAACCTTTTCCTGTTTTCTTGTTCTAAAGTTTAACTTACCAGTTCTTTGCTTTGACTTAGCATTGGCAAAGTTGCCTGTCTTGTCTTGCTTTATTGTTCTCGCAATGGTAATGGCTCCGCCTTTGTTGTCCTTCATATTAGGAATGTTGCCCCAAGCGGTACCCTTGAGAGCAGGGTCTTTTGTCACTGCCGTTCTCTCAAGTGTTATAAGAGGCAGAATAAGGGCTCCAGAAGAGTCTCTAAGGGACGGATTGTTCTTTATCTGATGAGACTTCTCTCCAGCGACCCATTGAACAGGCACCTTGTTAAAGCCCTTATTCGTCGTTGTCTTAACATCAAGGGTACCGTTGAGCCAGTCAAAGGCTGCTTGGTCAACGTTCTCAATTGTTGTTGGGGAAACTGAAATTTCCTTTAAAGGCTTATCTGCCATCGAATGAACCCTCTCTTGCCTTTCTGCAAGTTGCTGTTATTTCAAACTTCTGACCTTCTTGACCAAAAAGATATCTTGGTTGAGATAAATCTGAAATCTCGTAGAACTGATTATCATAAAGAAGAAAGTCGCCTTCTCTGACAAAGAGGTCTTGGTCCTCTGTTAATCTACGCTTATGAAAGTGTACCACAATGTTCTGCACTTTGTCAACCCCATAGTTAGAATAAGTTCTATCAGTCTCGGCTTTTTCAACAAGAGCGTAGATTCTTATTGGTGGAAGGAAAGTCTTTTCAATAGCTTCACCATAGAGAGAATGGAAATTGGAAGCTTTCATATCTACTGGGTAATAAGCAACTGTTTGACCTATGACTCTTTCAATGAGTTCATCATTTACTTGTTTTACAAGGTCTCGTTCTTTCTTACCAGTGAACATTGGTGGAGGTGGAGCTTCTGGTTGTGACCATTCGTCTGACATCTATTGAACCTCCTTATCCTGTGAAAATGGCTGTTGGAATCTTAACCATTACTCTGTTTGAGTTCTCGACTGTCTCTGCATCTGACTCTAATAACTTGCTATAAGTTAATTCGTCGAGAGTTGTCTTTAGTTCATCACGAAGTGCTGTCTGCTCTTCCTTGCCTGCTGAAACAAGAGCATCACCGTTCATTGAAATGTCATTACCTGGAATAGGGATAGACGAGAACTTTGAACGAATAAGCCCTAACATCTCTTTTGATAAGGAAAGTGCGAATCTTCTAATCCACTGCTTACCAATAGAGTTAATGTTTTTATAAGGAATGTTCTGTAAAGGCATAGTGTTCATATTGTTTACGCCTTCTTGTCCAGTCTTACCAGCAGCAGGGTCTTCAGCCCAAGTATCAGTTGGATAAACGAACTCAATCCAAATCTTTTCTGGTGAGCCGTTTCCAGTTGGAATTGGAAAGATTCTTAACTTATTGTTTCTTAGTTCATAAGAATAGTGTGAGCCTCTTACATAGAGTGACTCTTCATAAGCCTTTGCTTGCATCTTGTTCTGCCAAACAGGAACAATCTCATAAGTTGAGTCGTCGGAATATTGACCATAGGTTGACAAGTTTCCTAAAACGTTTACACCGTTGTAATATCCGTAGTATTGCCACATTGCTCTTGCTGTCTTGTAATAGACCTTTTTAATAAGAAGCTTGTTTGCGTCAGCGGAGCCTGAAAATGGCAACTTTGCTATCCAATCTGCGTCCGATGTAATCTTGGCTTGAATGTCATAGTCTTGAACGCCATCAGTAATGTCGATAGAAGCTGAATAGACTGTCGTGTTTCCGCCTACGCCAACCTCTTCTGAAATGCCTGATGAAACTCTTCTTGCATAGGCAAAGTCAAATCTTGGATATAATAAGGAAACGTGGGTGTGGTCATTTACAACTGGGTGGTCTGACCCTGAAACCTCTGTTATCATTCCGTCTTCGTCAAAAGAGCCCGTAGCATTGCCAAGTGAATTAGAAAGAGTGTTCTTTGTTTGGTGAATGTTTAAGATGTAAGAATATTCTAAAACAGCCTCTTCATAAGCAGCGAACACTTGTTCTTTTGTTAATTCAATATCAAGAACATCTCCACCGAGTTTTCTATAGGTAAAGGCAACTTGGTCAGCAGAGCCTGAAAGAAAAGTATCAACCTGTGTTGGGTCAGCCGCACCTGCTGCGTCGAACCAATAGTCCTCGTTTGCATAGGTTCCAAAAGGAAATGAAGTAATCAACTCTTTATAAGGTGAAGCTGCATAACCTGGCTGGTCTTTTGCGACATAGGTTGGAACTGAATAGTTCTCTGGTAGGACAATGACGCTTGTTGTTTGCGCTGGCGTTAGTGTAGGCTTTGACATTTAATGGATTCCTCCGCATTTTCACTTAGTAAGTAGTTTGAGAAATACAAAAAAAGCCCCAACCTTGCGGAAGGGGCTCATTTGTTAGAGTTAGACTCTAAATGCTACTGTTCGAATTAACCCTCAAGGTCACGAACGATAACAAGACCAAACATGTCAGGTCTTACCATCTTCTTGCCGTAACGAGTCATCACTGCCTTACGAGGAGTGAATGTGTCTGGGTCGAAGATTGTAGGAGTAACCTGCAATGGAACGTAAGGAGCGTAAACAAAGCCACTCTCAAGGAATGAACTGCCCTTACGACCAACAAGAATAACATTACGTGGGAAATAAGGGTCTACGTGCAAGTCCCATTTCTTGTTGATTGAACCGATTTGAACCGCACCAACTGAACCAGTAGCGTCGTCGTGAGTGACTGAAGCTCTGAAACCAGAAGTGAACTCAAGGATGTTGGCAACCTCTGGTCCACAAACCAAGAAGTTAGCACCACCACGAAGAGTCTTACGGTGAATGTCGGCTGAAACGTCATTGATAGTCTCAATGAGAGTCTCGTACCACTCGCTTACTGAACCTGTGAAGTCAGGTGGTGAGTCAAGTGATGTAGCGTCAGAGCCGTTTACACGGTTGACGAAAAGACCTGGACGACGTGACCAGTAAAGCTTTGAAGCCTTGGCACCTGAGATAAGGTCTGAGAGGATTTCCTGGTCGATTTCCAAAGCAATCTGCTCTGAAAGAATTCCAGTCAATTCAACCTCTGCGTCCAAGTTGTGATAAGCGTTCAAGTCCTGAGCAAGCTCTGGAGTCCAAGAAGCCTTCAACTTACGAGTTACAGCAGTGATAGCTGTTGAGTCAACCTTGATTGCGATTTCTGGCAATGCTGCTGAACCTTCCATTTCCCAAGCCTTGGCACCGACAACTGAACCAATGGAGTTAGGACCAGCAATGATGTTGTCAGCCATTCCGAACTCAACTACGATTTCTTGGGCATCACCGTCGCCACCTGTAAGAGTAGTTGCTGCATCAGCAACGAGTGCTGTGCCGCCGCCGATGACGAAGAGGGTGAGCGTTGTGCCGTCAAAGCTTGTTAATCGTCGAATAAGCTTTGGAGCAGTCATGGTCCTGCCGTCTGCGAGAGTTTTGTCCTCTTTCATCGGAGTACCAGCAGCGTTAGAAACTGCAACGTGACGAAGGTCGGGCTGCATTAGTCTTAAGATTGAGTCGGCTTCAGCGCCATGCAGTGGGTGTGCGTCAACCTGGGGCTCACGCTTTAAGAGTGTTTCAGTGACTGTCAACTTAAAGATTTTTCCGCTCTCAAGAGCCAAAAGGTCTGCGTCGAAATCAATCTGCTTTGCTTGAGTGTCGCTTACTCCGTCTACGGATGCAAGGTCGATAATACAATCAACTGCAACGTTTGTACCTACAGGCTGGGCTGCGCCACGAGCGTTTGAGTGACCGCTTACAAGGTCGTAGAACTGTGGAGTCTGATTTCCAGCAGCACGAGCTTCTGGTGAAAGATTCACGCCAAGTGTCTCGATTTCACGACCCTTAACCTGACCACCGTAGACTGATGGGTCTTCGCCCTTGCCAAGACCATCACGAGCCAAG